CTACGTCAGTTTCGATCGTGCAGAGGGCGTTCCCATTGCGGTCTTTGAATGATGCAACCATGTTTGTCTGTCCGGGATCATGGTTTGAGGTGTCCCCGCGCGTCGTAAGAGGTGAATACGATGTGCCTCCACCGTCTGCATATAGGGCGCGCTGGAACTCCGTCCATTCTCTCTGTGAAAGAGTGATAGCGCCACTAATGTTAGGGACAGCATTAATAACAAGACCCTGGAGTTGAGAATGTCCAACAACAAAGTCATCTTGATCGAGACCGCGCTCTATATTCATAGTCATAGTTTTAATAGTAGTAGAGGCGCCGCCTCGCAGAGTAATGGTTGCGCCCCAGAAGAGGGCGGGCTCTGCATTTTCATATGCCACTTCGGCCTGCGGTGAAACTTTACTTGATGATTTTGCAAAATAATTCCACCGCGTAGTTACAGCCTCACGCGCGGTTAAATTCATCTCCATACTGCTAATTCCGACGCCCAGATAACGGATAGCATTTTCAACACCATTTCCGTCTGTGCAGATTTCCATAGACATACTCTTCGGCGTGGCAGCAAGAGTAAACGCTCCGCCTACAGGTGCCCCAAACAAGCACTGAAACATGGGATCCATCTGCGCCGGCCTAAGGTACGCCTCAATGGTGCCTGAATATTTCTGGGCGCCGCCGTATGCGTTATTTGTCGTCTGGCTATCAACAGTTTCCTCGAATATCAACCCGGGGTCAAATGACTCATTAACAGACGTCACCTTGAGACCGGACAGGTCAGTACCGGGAGCAACTCCATAAGAGGCTTCAGATCCGATTGCTACATATCTTCTAGTCAAGATTAATCACCTTGTGGTAAGTACATTCGATTTCTACGATATAAGCTTCTCCCTGTTGTTCAATGTCCGGCTTTCCGAATTCGAAAGTTCCGACACCGTATGCACTGTCATCGATTAATTTCATCTCAAGATCGTGAATAAGATTCGCGACCCCATCAATAAGATAATCTACATCTTGTTCAAGATACCTGATGCTAACGGTAATCTGACCATCATAACATCCAGTGTCTTCAGTGAACAAATCGATATCAACAGGAACACACGTAATCTCTCGGGGAACAAGCTTTTCTTTTCGCATCTTGGATACTGCGTACCCGAGGGAATCTAGGGCTTTAACAATAGTAGAATACATAGGTCATCGCAGGTTTTTAACTATGGATATTGCGATCTCATCTTGAAGGCGCGCCATAACTCGATCTATGTGTTTTTCAAACACGATTGACCATTTTACCCACGCTTCGTTGGTAGATCCGGCATGGCGACCGCTGTCAATACGAACGCCGAGCGCGGGCACAAATGCCTTATTGCTGGGAGCTACTCCATATTTAAGAGCATTGAGGTAGTCGAAGCCTTTCTTGCCTTCCATGTCACCGATTAATACTGACATGTAGAGACGGTCATGCCGGATTGCATATATGGTGTCGATAGCATTAACAATTTGGCTCGGCTTACGGGTAGAGTATCTCCCGTTGCCGTATCTATCAGAGGCGCCGAAGTATTTCTTGACATTCCGCTTCCAGAAGGTTTCAATATCATTACACGCGGCGCGCACTGCTCTATTTACACCCGGTGTGTTCTTGACCTCGAGGGTAAAGGAAGCAAACTCAGACATTTCATTCCTCCGAATCGACTGTCGAGGAAGTAAGGCCAACTCCCATTACTGGGGATGATAGAGACTTGGTGTCAATAGTGAGATCGCTCTTCAGGGGAACTGATGATATGAGTTGAAGAGATGCCAATGCTATTTCCCTAAATGTCCCCACTCGCAGATACGCAGTTTGGGGAAGGGTCTCTAAGATCCTCTCAGCCATCCCAGTGTAGTTGAGATATGAATAATATATCCCGAGGTTGGTAATTGCCAGTTGAAAGAGGTCTTCGTCGACGTCTTCTATTGCGATGGCTTTGATAAATGTATATGCGCGCTTCAGATCCTTATGTATCTGGTGGTCACCAATATACTCTTCGGGAACTTCAGTAAGTGCAGACCGAACTTCTAAAATGAGTTGGGAGAGGTCTAGAGACATGAGGATTCTCCCTACACCCTGACGTCAGAGATTTCGCGGATCTTGCTGTTTGTAGTACCGCCTTCAACTTCAGGCATAACGAAGGTTTTAAACAGCTGAGTGATAAGGTAACGTTCGCCTACACCCATTTCACGTTCGGATTCCACGAGTTTGATGTCCTGACCAGTGTAGAAGATGTGGGAAGCTGTCTCTTCGCCAGGGACAAGGATGTTCACAGAGGTGTCAAGCTGCTTAGTGGGATTAAACGACATTTCGTACTGGCGCCCGAGGTAGTCTCGAATTGTGTCTTTGATCTCCCCGATCTGTACCGGCTTATTGAGGTGCGCGAACAGTCCTGCGGGATAGAAGATCTGCAGCTGCCCGAGAGTGTGTTCATTGATCTCCGAGTTGTCGATGATATCGCCGATACAGTCTGCAACATCACTCGCGATGTCAGTCGTTGGGTCAGTCCAAAGGCCGCTCGCCTGTTTAGTGCCGCCGGCCGCATTCGTAATAACCTCCTTGATCTCACAATCCTTAGACCACGCGAGACCCCGAGCTGCTGCGATCATCGAGTACCTCATCTGAACGCTGTCAAGACCGCGGGCCTCTGCCTCATCGGTGATCATGAGCTCGACAGACTCCTTCTCCATAACCTCATTGATCGTGTACCAGTCGACCTTGCGGTAGCGAGCGCGCGCGCCTTCTGCAATCTTCTGGGGATCAATCCGCTTGGTCTTCGGAAGCATGAGTTTGAGTTCGAGCCCATCCATACCCTGCATGACTACTGCGTTCTTCCACACCATGAGTTCCTCTGCCTTCAGGTAGACGATCTCTCGGAGGAGTTCCTTCTTCGCGTCGTCATCGGAGGTGATTACACCATTATAACCGTCATCGAAATACTGTTTCATGTTTATCACCTTAGGAGGAAGCGTAGTACTTACCCACACGGATGCGGATATATCCGCCCGCCAGAGCATCTTTGCTCTCGAGTGCGAGACCTACAATCCAGCCGGCACCATCCTTCTTGTCAACCTTTCCGCCGGCAGCGATCTCGATTGCATCCCATTGGCTGATTTTGGCATTAGCATCAACGAGCGGGACCTCAACCTCCGTTCCTTCAATGAGCGCTGTAACGCCGACCTGGACGTTAGCTGTGGGGATACCTGTGACAGGGTGTTTGGTTGAAGTATACGCGAATCCAACAGGTTCCGTGCTACCGTTGTTCAACTTGACTTTGAGATTTTTACCAGCAGTCTGATCTGCGGTACCCGGCATAAGGACATAGCCGGCGTTGGGGATTGCGTCTTCAGCAACAAATGGCTGAGTGCGTGCTTCGTTAGTAATTCCACCATACGACATATTGATCACTTCTTGACAGATTTAAGCTTTTCATATTCTTCTGTCGTCATTCCAAGACTTTTCAGAACAGACGCAACTGCAGCGCGTCGGTCAACTGACTGGGAAGGCGATGAAGAAATGGACTGTCCCTTAGACGTGGACATAGGCTGAGACCGTGCCATTTTTTCCTTCATTTTACTGAGAATCGAAATCTTCTGCTCAGTAGGAAGACCCTTGACGATATCATCGGGGTCGTTAATTCCAAGGCCTTTCACTTCATCGCGAATGGCGTTATACTGATCTTTCAGGAGACTTTCGTTCTTCTGCTGAAGCTGGGCGATAAGTGTCGCCTGGTCCGCAAGACGCTGCTCGAACGAGCTTGTGTCTACTACTGGATCTGCCGCCTGCTTGGGAGGTTCTGTAACAGGAGGTGCCTGCTCTACAGGGGGCGTTACCGGAGTCTGCGGTTCAGACGGAACGGCGGGCGTGGCTGCCTGCTCGAATGCCTGCGTGATAGTTGTAATCTCAGTATCTGAGAGTCCCTTGGACTTCATCGTATCAATAGCTGCTGCTTTAGACATAGGTTCACCTGTTTTTGATGCTAAATTGTCATCTTCTGGCCGGCTGAATGCTGCTTTAGCATATTGGACTTTCATTCCCGGGAATGATGGATTTTTAACAAATGCCATGGCGAGAAGAGTGCTATCGATGAGTTCTCCATTCTCATCGTACTCTGTTTCAACCTCGGGGCTAATACAATTGTAGCCTTCTTCTATGATTTGTTTAATGGCAGATTCTTCAAATACAAACCCATTGTATGTGATGTCGCTGCGATCTTCAGTAATACCGAATTTCACACCGTAACCAACAGGCTGCCGGAAGAGTGAATGCTCATCATGATTTACATAGAAAGGAAGCGGCCCCTTGATTTTGTCGTACATCTTTTCTATAATAGACGGCTTCCATGGAGTGAGCTTACCGTGGTGATCCTTTACAGGGATCGCGCGGATGGAAGCTCCATCTACATGGAGGGCGTCGACTGTTTTCCAAATACGGTTGCTCATCTCCATTCCACCTATAATGAAAATGAGATTTCCTTAATATTAAGGGGATCTCAACGAACGATTAACGGTTGCGGTACCCGCATCTGTAGAATGCTGAGAATCACTGTGGGGAGTTTCGGGGGGTTGAGCGCCAGCGGGAATAACGGGTTCTGAAGATTGGGGAGTCGCGTTGACGATGTACTGACGCTGGTCTTCGCGGAGTTCTAGATACCCGAGTAGGTTCCGAAGTTCGGTTTCCGTGAAGATTCCGACATCCTTCATCATCACCATCTGCCGTGCAAGTTCAATCTTGGAATTCGCCATCACGAATTCAATCTTGATATCCATATCATCGACAGGATATGAGGATTTGATAGCAAGCAACCTCTTACGAATATTGTCAATAATTACAGGTTTAATCTTGTTGGCGAGTTGTTCGATCTTGTTAGCAACATATGTACTGAGAACTAAGTCTGAGGAGTAGGAACCGCCTGAGCCACCCGCAATGACACTGCGTGGAATCGAGAGAGAGGTCCAAACTTGGTCTGAATTTTGAATAATACGATCGTTAGTGGAGAGATAGCTGGCGGAGTGATCGATTGAGTCGATTTTTACCGCAGACGACGTGACATAGCCTTGATCCGGAGTCTGGTTTTTAAGGGTGTTGGAATAACTTGCAATAACCTTGTCGAGGTCTGCGTTGGCAGCTTTGCGCCGCTGCTCTATGTTCCCAGGGTATTTTCCGAGATCGAAGAAGGAGGCATCAATCTGATGATGCTCTCGTGGAACGTTTCGCCACCTCCAGATGACATCGATGATTGTGATTTGTCGCTTTTCCCATATGGGGAGGATAGTGCGGTGCAACGGAGAGATGGAGTATATCCCGAATGTCTTGCGACCCTTGGAGTCGGTCCACCAAATGGGAGTTTCTTTAAATCGAATGTGGATTATTTCATCCGCGCGGTATCGTTTTTCGGTCTGCAGACCTTCATCGATGACGTAGTATGCAGCTTCACGGATAGCTTCAGTGGAGGCGGATCCCCCAATACGGGATAAGTCGTCGACAATAGTAACAGACTTATTAGGAAGTATTTCGTAAGTAAAACCAGGAAGCGGGTGGATGAATACATTTCCGTGAATCATGAGAAGTTCTGCGTATTTTTCAAACTCCCCGCGGATATTAAGGGTTGTCGCGAGATGCTCGGCTTCCCTGAGCATTTCCGCTTCAGTCTCATCGTACTCGGTGTCTTTATCAGACATCTTGAAGCGCTTGAATGAGTCTGCAGCCATTGTGCTGATACGATCTATGGCGCCCCCAACTTCGGGTTCTAGACCGTAGAGTTGCTCGTAAATGTCTGCTTCATCCATATCACGCCAATTTGTGATATCAATGAGAAACTGCGCAAGGCTGTTGGTTACTTGTTTGCCAGCGTATATGTGGTCTGCGGACGTTCCTGCGGCTCCAGTGTTAAGGCGCGCAAACGCCTGCCGGAATTTTCGTGTTAATATCTTTCTAATTCCCATGATATCACCGTTAGATTACGTGAAGAGAAATTGTATCGGGGTACATATCTACTGGTTGAGACGTAGATAGATACCAGATAACGTTTGCCACGCAATCTGATACATCCTTGCTGCCCCCGAATGGGTGATCAACGCGCGGCGTACGTCCGTTCACTACTAGAAGATTTTCAACTTCATATTTCAGGTGTTCGTCGTATACTACACGAACGGGATTTGGGTAGTCATCGGATTGCTGTTCTTTCCATCTGTCGTAGTCTTCTTTGCCAACGATGTGTTTAATGAATTCCATGCCATATGTGTCGATGACGTGTTCGATGATTTCAGGATACATCCATGTGTCAAAGATGAAAACGTTCGCATTAATACGAGGTATCACGTGGTCAAGATAAGCGCGGATTTCGGAAGGACGGATAAACGCGTCACCTTCTTTCTTGGTAAACTTATGGACACCGTCTACTGAGATGCCGCCCGTCATGTTGTCCAAATAGCCGCACGCAATACCGAAGCGATCATTGGTAACAGCGGGGTCAATCGCAAGGACTCGCGATTTATCTGTCATTAATGGGAGAGATTCCATTTGGAGTATGTTAACCATTGGTTTTAGGAAAACACCTTCGGGGAATTCAATTCCACCTGCGATCTCAGGTTTGCAGGCGTAGTCTCTATAAAATGTCGGAAGGTCGCGTTTGTATTCTTCTCGAAGAACTGACTCATTGAAATTAGGATTCATCTCCCACGTGGGCCGCATGTAAGATAAAATATTGTTGGGCTTGTAGTTCGGGGGGATTTTGATTTTTTCGGTTCTGATTTCGTATTCGCGACGCATCGCGTTTTTACCCTCAAGGTGGAGGCGCATGATAATATCTGTCGGGTGCTGGGGCGAACTGATCCCGATGACATGGCCATCGTCACCTAACGTATCTGTGGATTTCTTGAGACGCGACCATATTTCCCAAGCGCCGCGCTTACCTCCCGTTGATTCGAATAATGCCAGCTCATCGAATATAACACACCTGCTGGTTCGCCCCACCGCGGTCGTGGCCCAACTCGAGAGGGTTTGCAACTTGATACGCTTATCGTTACATTCAACATTGTCGGAACGTATATCTACGTCAAACCATGTATTCAGCCACTCACAATTTTCTAGCATCGTTTGGATATTCGAGAAGACGCCGTCTGAAGCCTGCTTTTCACTGACAGATACAATTTGAATAAACAGTTTCTGATTCTTAAGGAGCTTGTAATATTCTGCAGGATTCGGCATGGTTATAGCATCCCAGAACTCATAACACCCCATGACGGAGGCCAAGGCGGTTTTACCACTCCTCATGCCGGCGACTAAAATAAGCTGCTTATATTGGGGGAGAAGGGGGTTATAGCGGCTGCGATAGAACTCGCGCATGATTTCTTCTTGCGCGGGGAATAGGTCTACCCCCAGGACTTCGTTCGTCCACCAGATGGGGTCCATCTTGCCGCGCGTCACTGTTTTAAGATACTCAAGCTGGTCTTTGTGTTCGGGCTCTATTGTGCCGATACTTCTATCGCGGGAAGACGATCGATAGCTTCTAGAACTTTTATACGACATGATGGGCACACCTCCTGCGCGATGACATTCGTGAGCTCGATGTATTGCGCGTTCATTTTCTCAATGCGTATATTGACATTGCCGCCCTGGTTGAGACGCCCCTGGAATTCAGCGAGATCATGGAGAGTTGCACGGGTTTCCTTTGTTAACATGATCGCGAGTTTAATATTTTCGCGGTCGAACTCCCGGACTTTGCATATGTAATCTACCCAGTCTTCGAGCTTCTTTAACATGTTCAGGAGGCGCTTGAGATAAAAATCTTCGGAGTCATACTCTCCAGTGGCTGCATCCTGCTTGATCTGGTGGGTATTAATGTGATCCATTACTTCATTGCGCGTCATTTTGAAAAATACGGCCGCCTCCTCGATGCCAATCTTCCCCATGATGATATCGCGCGACCACTGCATTCCCAGCGCGCCTGCATCGCACATAGGACATCTGGTTGTCATGAGGAATAGTTGTGATTTCCGGTATATGAAAGGATAAGAATATATTTAAAGAAATAAAGAAAATATATAATATTAACAAAAAACTATGGAGCGCGCTAAACTTCATTGTACGCGCACATGATTCCAAGTACAATTCCACTATCACATCGCTATATCTGCGATTTAACATCTCATAAAATCAACTTCGATGTTTTATATTACAAAATCAAAATCGCCTGTTAAATCAACAATATAGCGATGCTCCGCGCATCTAAACTTCATTGTACTCGCTGTTTCACTAAACATCTAAGTCGCCCCCTTAATAACTAAATCACGAGTACAATGAAGACCCCATCCTCAACTTTATACCACCCCCCACCGTGTAATTGCTACCCCTCCCCCCGGTATGTGGTCACGAGATGAGGAAGTATAGCTTTCTCGTTAAACGGTGATTTGATTC